TCACAAAAAGAAATTGATGATATTGCTAAGGATAAATCAGCAGCTGATATGGGATTGAGGGCTAAATCGCTGAAGAGCTTGCTACGTACCTTAACATATAAGGCTGGTCGCGCAGGCGTGACGATACTGTTTACAAACCATACTTACGCTGATCCAGGCGCTATGTACCCATCACTTATAAAAAACCAAGCAGGTGGGTCGGGACCTGTGTATATGGCGAGTATTTTAGTACAGCTCGCAAAACGTAATGAAAAGGAAGGCGAGGGTGATGCTGGTGCTGTCAACACGACAAAACTTGCAGAAGCAAACAAATACTCGGGCACCACGTTGCGTGCGCTGACAGTAAAGAATCGCTTTGTCCCGCCGTTTCTCGAAGCAGAAATGTATCTCTCTTTCAAGTCAGGTCTCAACAAGTATAGTGGATTGTTGCAGATGGCAGCAGCGCGAGGCATTGTGGAGCAAACAGGCTCTACGTATGTTGTAGGTGTAGATAGCGGTAAGTATAAAAAAGGTGAAAAACTGGGATATGCAAAGAATTTCGTTAAAGACATCTCGTTCTTTGAAGACTTTTTGATACCAGAACTCGATAAGAGACTAGCAGAAGATTACAAGTACAACAGTAACGACAGTGAAGTACAACCAAAAATTGAAGAAGAATTTAATGACAATGAATAAGGTAGTTTTATCGTATTCTGGTGGGATGGACTCAACTGTTCTACTGTACAAAGCATTGCACGACTTTGATGTAGTACACACGGTAACCTTTAATTACGGTCAGAGACACCAAAAAGAAATTGAAATAGTAAAGCAACAGGTACAACAGTATGCCGACAAGAAATTAACGAATACCGTGCTTGATTTACCGTTTTTTCAGCAATTCAAAGGATCATCATTGCTTGATAGCAACATCGATGTAGCCAAGGCAAGAGAGGCTATGGGTGATCCGCAGACGGTAAACTACGTACCATTTAGAAACACGATTTTTCTGTCGATTCTTGCAGGATATGCTGAAAGTGTTGGTGCCAGGACTGTCTGGTATGGTGCCGCGCAAGCAGATAGTGTAGCGGGGTTTTACGACGGTAGCACAGAGTATCTCGAGCAGATCAATAACATTACACGGCTCAACAGACGTAACGTTATTACTATAGAAGCACCACTTATCACACTGTCAAAGAAAGAAATCATCAAGCTTGGGCTTTCTTATGGTGTTAATTATAACGATACGTGGACATGCTATGAAGGAAAAGAGATGGCATGTGGTGAGTGCACGGCATGTGCATTAAGACTCAAGGGGTTTGTTGATGTAGGTATGCCTGACCCTGTAAAATATTCAAAAGATATACCCTGGGATAAACTTATTAAGAGCGCTGCCAAATAGCGGTGATTTGTTGCTGTAACGGTCTAGGAGCGTACTTACCCGCTTTCTTTGTAGTAGGGTTATATTTCGCCCAACCAGTGCCTGACCATATGTATGGTTCGTTTTTAAACATCACTGTATCATCATTCTCAGGTGCACCTTTTCCAGCAAGATCACCAGACTGTAGCAGCTCACCAAGAGCCGCCTGTACTCTAGTTACGGTTGATTGTCTTACATCACCATCAGGTATAAATCCGAGTTTTTGAAGATCTTTAATTAAATTGTTAGAGGCAGATTTGATTATATAATTTAGCTTACCAGAAGCATAAGCATCACCTGAGCTGGTAGTAGCTTTACCCATAAGTGATTTACCTATATTCTTTGCATACGTACCAGCTGCTGTACCTGCACCTGCAATGCGTGCACCTGCACGTGACAATATACCCTCATTAACAATCCTTGATTCGTACAGAGATGCAATATGATTGTTATCGTTTGTCATTCTTTAATATTGTTGTGACCAGAACGATCTACCAGTCGTAGATCTACCAGCACCAAAGTGCTTAGCAGCGTATTCTTCTGGATCAAGACCCACATCCTCGGTGTCACCACTATCTTCAATATCGTCACCAGATTCGCCAGGTACAACCATTGAACCATCGGTGTCAAATATACCTCTATTAATCAATCCTTTTATTAAACCAGTAGCACGTGTTTCTGCACTCTTGCTTGAAATCTCAGGATCACTCTGGACATAAAGTTGACCAATTTCTTTTGCAAGCTCTGACATCTCCATACCACCCTCAACTGAATATACTAGCTTCTTTGCAGCTTCTATGTACTTGTTACTTGTAGGCTCTGCTGTTGGTGCATCAGATACTGGTGCATCTCCGGCAGGCTCACTATCTGTTGATTGCGGTTCGGCGGATGGTGTTGGTTTGCTTGCAACTTGCTGCACAGCTGCAACAACTGCATCCTGCACATCACCCTCTGATGGCGGTTCATCACCTTGTGCTTCATCGCCCAGTACTTGCAACACCGGTTCAACGAAATTTTTAAATATACGAGCTGTATAACCATGTAACGCGCTTGATGACAATCCTTTTACATTTTCAAGCTCTGGGTATGATGATTTAAGTTGTTGCATTACAGCAGGTAATTTTTGCTGTATAGCATTTTGCAATTTACTAAGCTGCTCTCTACGTTCTCCTGAGGCCATGAATTTTCCACCCGGGAACAATTCATCATAAATAGGTTTTGCGAGGATATCTGCAACTTCTTCAGCAGATTTATTTAATGCACTCTTTAATAACTTAAAAATATAAGTATCATTGGTTTTTTCACGCTCTCCAACACCTTTCGATACAGCAGCACCAAAAGTACCGTAATTAGCACCAAGGTCGAGCTCATTTAATATAACACGGCTTTTATATTGTTCAAAAATTAAATTACAATCCTTATTCATGGCTTGAAATATTTATTCTCTCGTATATATTTATTACAGGGAGGTATAAACTTATTTGCTCGATATTTGGCTCTACAAAGTTTGCAACATATAAAAAATTATACGAAAAAGGTCAAACCAGAGGTGATTTTTCATACGGTGGTCTTTTTATTCGTAATAGGAATCTTGTTGTAACTATAAAAACAGAAGGTACGATTGATCTTGACAAGACTGATATGCTTGTTAGTGATAGTCACGAAATTGCTGTCAAAGATTTTAATCTATATCTTGGACATACACAGGCACCTACAAGCTGTCAACGTTCGTATACATACGATACTACACACCCGTTTTGTTGCAATGAATGGATTGTAGCGCATAACGGCGTTCTTACTAATTGCGAAAAAATAAAGAGGAGAATAAATGACAGTACACTACACAATACCGTCGATACATCTCTTATTCCAGCCCTCATGCACACATTTAGCAGCGAAGGATACGAGGAGGTAGAATCTATAATTGAGACGCTATCCTTTATTGAAGGTACATATGGTGTATGGATACATAACAAACTAACATGCAACACATATATAGCGCGCTGCGGTAGTACCCTCTATAGTAATTTCTTGACTAATGACTTCTCTTCCGTCGAAACAAAAGGTATGCAGCCACTTGCAGAGGGCTCTCTTTACTTACTAACTACAGAAGGAGTCACAGAAGTAGGCGGCTTTGATACTAACTCACCCTTCCTCGTTATATGAAGAAAATTCGAATCGTATCCTGTACACAAAAAAAAGACTATAAAGAGACAGATCTTTACAAGAGTATACAGCAAATACAAACATGTACAGAAGTTTTTTTTGATTCAGTACATTTTTACACAGAGAATAAGGAAGGTCTGAGCAAACGATACAACCAGTACCTCAGAGAGTGTGATGATGACTCTATAGTAGCATTTATACACGATGATGTAGTCATAGAGGATGCGATGGTAATTACAAAACTACGCAATTATCATAATCAATATGATATTATAGGAGTAGCTGGAGGTGTTAATATGCAAATTAAAGCACCAGCACTATGGCACGTAATGTGCGGGGGATTCGGACCAAATTTACGAGGATTTGCAGGTCACTTTATCGATAGAACGAATCAAAGTTTTATTACTAACTTTGGATCTACACCAGCGAGAGTGGCAGTTGTTGATGGTCTCTTTATGTCTGTAAATGTTGCCGCTGCAAGGCAAAATAATTGGCAGTTCAATGAGAACTATACATTTCATCATTACGATATTGCAAGCTGTCTTGATGCAAATGTAAAGAAATTAAAAATAGGTGTAGTGCCTATATGGCTCACACATCGCTCACCTGGCTTGCGTGAATATAATCAGTTTTTCGTTGACAGCCAAAAAACCTTTCTTGAAGAGTATAAGAATTATTGATTGCCGTTAAAGCAGGTCGTATAATAAGCTAACATGTCGAAGATAGATTTAAATTATTTTGAAACAATTATTGCATACAAGTCACTCACTGACGAATCGTATCTATCCTCGATAATCGATTACATTAAGCCAGTATACTTTAAGGATAAAGATACGCGAGCTGTCTTTTTATTAATACGTGATTTTTTCGAGAAGCGCGGTACAACACCGACACTGACGGAGCTTAAGGCACATTTGCTGACTGATGAAACGAAGGAATCATTCAAAACTGTTGTAAAGCGATTTACAGATATTGATACAAATTTCAATAATGACGAGCTAGTCGAAAATACCGAAGTCTTTCTGAAAGAGAAGGCAGTATTTCATACGATGATGGATATTGCAGATAATATTAACAAGGAAGCAGTCGATACATCTGCAATACTCGGCAAGTTTGAAACAGCATGCAATATTTCACTCACAACTGACAAAGGACTCGATCTGTTTAACGATGTTGATACTCTGATCGAAAATATTAACTCAGAAACAAAATTTATACCTTCAAAATGGAATTGGTTTGATGAAAAGATAGGCGGAGGCTTTATAGAGACGGGTAGAGCACTATATGTGTTTACAGGTGAGACAAATATCGGTAAGAGTATTTTTCTTGGAAATGTCGCAACAAATATTGCTAACCAAGGCAAAAACGTATTACTTGTTTCACTTGAGATGCCAGAGTTAATATATGCACAACGTCTCAGCTCTAACATTACTAAGATACCGTTGAGTAAGTTAAAGAGTGAATCTTTAACACTCAAGCATCAAATGACAGAGCATGCTACTGCTAACCCTCAAGCAAAGATTCTTATAAAAGAGTTTCCTCCTTCGACAATAACTATCCCCTATCTTAAATCATATATTAAGAAAATAAGCAATAATGGCTTAAAGTTTGATGCAATAGTAGTTGACTACGTTAACTTGCTACACTCCACAACAGGCAATAATAGTTATGAGCGTATCAAGTATACAACCGAGCAACTTCGTGCACTGTCCTATGAATTTAATTGCCCGATTATTACTGCAACACAATTAAATCGATCTGGCTTTTCAACATCTGACCCCGGTATGAATACTATTTCAGAGAGTATGGGTCTTGCAATGACAGCAGACGTTATTGTGAGCATATGGCAAGAAGACACAGATAGAGAATTAGGCGTTATACGTATGGGCATGATGAAGAATCGTTTCGGACCAGCATTCGGTAATTGTCTGTTACGTATAGATTATTCAACACTCACAATTACGGAAGATGAGCACGTTAATGATACGGAAGCAAGCTCTTCATCTGCTAATTTACTAGCGACACTATCACGATAGTGTATTGATTTATTCAGTCAGTCAATAATTAATAATATTGACCGGAATGAATAAACATTGTAGTAGTGCATTACTTGAATATGAATTAAATCATTTATTTTTATCGTTTTGCACGTTTATCACACTTACACATACAAAAAAGCTTAATCTTGCAAATATTTTTCTTTTACTCTTGCAAGACAAAGAGCTAAGAGCTTTTTTTAAAACGTATTGTGACATACCGAGTGACTTTGCTGTAGTACAAACATTTCTTAAATTCGACCCCAGCCTTCATAAGAGTAAATATATTATGAAGTTCTTGAATAGTGCAAAAAAGAAGATTATTATATAAACTGTAATGGATTTACAGGTAACCGAATTTGAAGAACGTATATATAATTTATTTCTTAAAACTACAAGACAACAACAAGGTCAGCCGTACAAGTTAAGAAAGAATTTCGATACACTCGATAGTAGTTCGAAGGTATATTTAAAAAAGCTATCGTGTTTTTTTAACAAACATACACATATTGGTATAGAAGATTTCTTTACTGCACCATTCATCATATATTCTGATGAAACATTTTTTGATTTGCAGTACTTCACAACATTAAAAGCTGTAAAAACATTTTCACTCTATCAGAAGCATATTCAAAACCTCGCACCCGACAGTAATGAGCAATTATTACGCATTCAACAGTCGATAAAGTTTATTCTTAATTTTTGTAAAGAGTATAAAATTAATATAAACGAATACATCTCATACAAGAAAGAAAACATACCGTGTTTTTTATCTCATTTAAAAGAATATAAGGTAAATTTTTATACACTCTATGGGTTTTCAGATTTCGAGCAAGTCTTTAAAAAGATAGACAACGATATTATAAAATTTATGTTTGATGAACAGATATACGAACTGATGCGCGTTTCAAAAGTAAAGCTATATGGATCGACGAAAGCTAAAACGTTAGTTGATCTAGGATTACAACGAGCTTCAGAATTATTGAAAAAAACAGTTGATTAATGACGTATACTTTTTTATTATAAAGACTAAATATGAGCACAACAGCATTTACATCCAATATGTTCGAAAGTATCAAATCTGCCCTTACGAAAGAAGTCGCACCGGCATCTAACAAATATAAAGAAATTCTCAAAACTGAAGCAGGTAATACGTACAATGTACGTCTCCTTCCAAATGTCAAGGACCCTGCAAAGACATTCTTTCATTACTATTCATATACATGGAAGAGCTTTGCAAACGGTCAATTAATTAATATTACAAGCCCCGCTACATGGGGTAAGCGAGATTTAATTGCTGAAGAACGTTATCGTATTCTCCGCTCTGGTACTGAAGAAGAGAAGGCAAAAG